AATTTCACAACAAAGATTAGACATTTTAACCGGAGCTTTATCTACTTGGAATGCAGAATGATCATTACAATGATCTACATTCATTAAGTAGATTCTTCCCGTATCCTTTCTTTCTTGGGCAAAGATTGAGAAGAGATCAATCGCAGGGATGGTCTTTTTTCTGATTGACGTTTTTCTTTCGTATTTTTCGTAGAGGTCACGGAACTCATCAACGTCTCGAAAGAATGCTTCGTAGAGATCCGGGCAATCATGAGGTGAAAAGAGGGTGATATTACCTCCATCCAAAAGTCTTTCATACATCACCTTATTAAATTGTACACCATAATCTAAATGCCGGATCCGATTATTTTCTGTACCTTTATTGTTTTTTAGGACAAGAAGATCTTCCACTTCGTAATGCCAGAGGGGGTAATAGAGTGTCGCCGCTCCACCGCGGACACCGCCTTGGCTACAACTTTTAACAGCAGATTGAAAATGCTTCCAAAAAGGAATAATACCAGTGTGGCTAGCATCGCCACTGCGTATAGGAGATCCAATAGCCCTAATACGACCAGCACCAATACCAATCCCGGCTTTCTGACTAACATACTTAACAATTGAAGAAGACGTAGCATTTATCGAGTCCAACGAGTCATCAGTCTCAATAAGTACACACGAGCTGAACTGACGTTGTGGGGTCCGAACTCCAGCCATGATAGGAGTAGGAAGGCTAATGTCAAATGTAGAAATTGCGTCATAAAGATCCTTTACCCATTTAAGTCTGTCTGTTTTGTAATTCTGAAACAGTGTCATAGCAATAAGCATGTATGCCATCTGGGGTGTTTCATAGAACTTACCAGTGACTCGATTCTTTACAAGATACTTGCCTCGCATTTGTTCCATTGCTGCGTACGAAAGCAAATCATCCCGATCATGCTTGATGTGTTGATCTAATAATGTAAATTCATCAAACGAATATTTTGTTAAAAGTTCTTTGTCATAATAACCTGCATCTGCAACCATTTTATAATGATACTCGAGACACGGGGGATCATATTCACCATATACTTCTTTACGAAGGTGATAGTTAATCAAACGGCCGGCAACAAACTGATAGTTTGGATTGGTTTCAGAGATAAGATCTGCAGCAGCTTTAATTAGGGTTTCTTGAATGTCTGTCGACTTGATCCCATTGTAGAATTGAATAGATGTTTTAATTTCAAGATCAGATACAGAAACACCAGCTAGCCCTTCACATGCAAATTCAGCAACGCGGTGAAATTTATTTAAATCAAGATCTTCTTTTGTTCCATCGCGTTTGATTACTTGAATCATTATTGTTATTCCTTACCAATGTCTTATTATACCTGCTATAATAAAAAAGCAGGTTATCCAGTTTACAAATTGTAAAGCAATTCTGAGATATAAACCTATTTTTGCTTGACGCTGAGTGAGTACAGGGACCTTGGGTTCGTCCTCATCGGTTCTACCAATGACGTAATCAAGCGATCTTGCGATCACCTTTTCCCATGGTTTATATTCCATTACTTATTTAATACAATATCTAAAGCTTCTAACTTATCTTGATATTCGGCAATATGGGCCAGTTCTGCTTCAATTGACTCCATAAAATCTGTATGTTCTGGAATGCTCATCGGTACATCAAGCATAATTTTAATATTAGTTGCGTGTTTAGTTACGTGTGCTTCGAAATGTTGACGAAGTGCTGCTACAATTTCTTCTCTCATTTTTATTTCCTTAAGGTAATTTGTTTATAAATTTTGTAGTTTCATTGATATCATCAATCGCTGCTTTCACATCTGGAAAATGATGGCCGATGATGTCCCAACACTTTGCTGCAATTTCCATGTGTTCTTTTTGTGTTCCATTACCCATTCTAAGATCACAATAATGAACCCACGAGCGAAGAGACCCAGACATTATTAAAACTGATTCTGTCATTCCTTCTGGCAAAACAGCTCTTGCTTGTTCCTTTGCAATACCCCAAGAAGTTGCTTTTTGATACGCAGCCATAGCAACGTTGCGAACCTTTGCCTGAAGCATAGCCCATTCTTCATTTATTTGTGTATCATCGGTATCTATTGAGTTTTGGCGATTGACCGGATCCTGTAAACGGGCCTTTCTTGTAACAAATCCAAGATCGTTTGTTGGATCGGCGTAGCGTTGACTGTATTCTTGGAATGCGAACGAACGGTGACGTAGAATCTGTCGGGCGATATCGCGGGTAGTCTTGATTTCCATACTGACATGAACCATCTCCAAAGGTGACCAATGCTGATTTTTGATAAGATATCGAATCAGCTTAGGTGCGGTTTTAGTATTATTTTGATTAGAAGGATTAGATACTCGGGCAGCCCACGCAACAAGTTCATTAGCTGTGTGGCAATTGGTATAAGCAGAAGGCTTAGTAATGCCAATTAGATTTACTTCACTCAATTATGATTTCCTTTATTACAAATTTCATCACTTACAGTTGTTTGGAATATGTTTGGATATATTCCATGAATAATTAATATAATAGCCCATCTAAAGCATCTATATAGATGAGTAAAATAACCTATATTATTTTCTTTTAAATGAAGCAATTATTCAACCTCAAATGTTTTAACTTTCTGGAATCTTGCAGTACTTGTATACTTAACAGATTTAAGATGTTCTACTCTCTTTAAAGCATCAGAATAGTCTACATATGTTCCATCATTAAACCACCACCATCTATCTAAACCAAGTAACCAAGTTGGTTCACGCTGATATTCAACAAGCCATTTATTATCAGTTCTAAATATTCTTAATTTAGTAATACGGTGATTAATAAAATCAACGCCGTACTTATTTGTTACAAGATCCTCAGACATTTCCATTTCCTATATAATTAAATAATTGTGGATCTAGATATACACTAAGAGGATTTCTGTTTTTCTTAAATTTATTATCATCTAAAGAAACTACCTCTACTTTATTCATATAATCTTCGCCACGAAGTTGCGATATAAGTGTTTCTGCACTTTTTACCATATCTTGATTATATACAATCCATGTAATTAATTGTTCCGGATTTTCCGGAAGTTTATTAATTAGCTCATAGGTTTTTATCATTTATCTTTTCTCCAGATAGCAAATTTAAGTTTTGCTTCAAGGCCGCTGGTAGTATTGCTATCAATTATATTTTTAATCTGATCAGAAGTATATCCTGCCAAAATCATATCATTTACATCTTTTTGTTCAATGTATTCTGGCCATAATGTTGTACGATAACCAGCATTAATTGATTTTTCGATTTTAGAAACAACTTCTGCGTTTCTTGGTTCATTATCAAATACTACAACAATTTGTTCTTTTTGTAAACCTAAAGTTTCAACTTGAGATAAAAGATCTCCGCCGGCAGCAGCAATTGCATTATCTACAAATAGTGAATCAATTGGCCCTTCCAGTAAATATATATCTTCTGAATTTCGTTCAAGGGTATCTAAACCAAAAATTTTTGGTTTACTTTCATCTAACATTATAGTAATGTACCGAAGACCTTCTTTTCCGAAAGATCTACCTTGAAAACCAAACAATTCCTTATTCTCATCAAGAAAAGGAATAATTAGTCGAGGTTCATCGTTTTTTGTATTCTGGATTTTATTTGGAATTATTTCATTTACCCATTTTACAAACTTAGGAGAATAAAATAATTTAAAGTGAACATTTGTGGGAATCATGCGATTTTTAACCCACGTGTGCGCAGGATGTTTATAATCGAGTTGACTAATTTTTTTGAGTTTGTTAAGAGCCGTTGTTTTTACAAACTTTGGCTTTTTCATTTTGTCTGCAAATTCATGTGCAGGATCGACTGGAGCCTCTTACCAGACTCTTTCATTTTTTCTTTGACATATTCAAGATATAGAGTTGGATCTATCTCTTTCATAAAATATTTAAACTGCATACTTGCACTGCAGTTATGGCAATAATATCGAATTTTACCATCTAGCTCAAGAATATGACCACGCTTTTTACGTCGATCTTTTTGTGAATCGCCACAGAGAGGACAACGGAAGCGATAAACACGCCCGCTAATTCTTGTAAATCCCTC